TGCACAGGCAGAACAACTTAACATAATGCCCGTCGTATAAAGTAGAGCAGAATCAGACAGGGTTATCAACAGGACGCGCAACCACATCGGTCACGTTGTCCAGCGTCAGCACCCGTGCCTTGGCTGCCTCGAGCGCGTCGATCACGCTGATGCGCTCGTCCCTCACCGTCATATCGATGCGGTCACCGTAAGTGCGCGGCTTCAGCTTGGACGCAATCCACTTACGCGCATCCACTTGCATCCGCTTCTGCTGCACCCAGGCACTAGCCATAGCGCCCTCTAGATGCTCTGGCATGGGTTCGTCCGACAGTTGCAGTATCTCGTCAGCCAGCCGGTCTGCGCGGTCTTGTACGGCCTTCTCGTAGGCCGCAGCCAGCTTGGCATCCTGCGACACCATAGCTTGGAAGTTCGACCAGGTTGGATAGCCTGGCTCACGCAGCACCGTTGATAACGCTTTGCCAGCCGATACCTGGTCAGTGATCTCAATCCAAACTGGATGCTCCGGCGGCCATTTCACCGGCCTTCCCATGATTGCACCTGTTTTTGTCATCTTTTCAGCCATTGTCTTCATTGATTACCCCTGCGCGTGTGCGTAATTCGCCAAAATGTATGCGAAAAGCGCATAACCCCACCCCCACCCCAACCCATGCACAAAATGCATAACCCTAAACCACCTCGATCTCCACCCGGTAAACCTTTACACCAGCCGAACGCTGGCAGTATTGCCAATCCAGGCGCTGATCCCCATCATCCACGCCAAGCCAATCAGCCACCCCATCCCTAACCGCCTTAAACGCTGCCTGCAGATTATCCCCATCCAACGGCCTAGGAGCCACCCTAGTCATCACAATCGTCACCGGCAAGGCTGGAGGTGCACCAGCCCCACAAAGTGCGTTAAACGCCTTCTGGCGCTGACTCTTCACCGTCTTTGCTTTCACAGCCCAGTGCATCCTCAAGTTTGCCATGCTAACAACCCGCATCTCAATCTGCACTTCGATCATATTTTCCCCCAAACCAACCCGATCACCAAAACCATCCAAACCATCCAAACCTTACAAACTCCCCGCTTCCATGTACCGATACTTTGAACCGACTTTGTGTACCGAACCGATGGGGGTATATATACCCCATCGGTACGTTTCGGTACAGCGGGCAAGTCGGTCATCGGTACAAATCGGTACAGATCGGTACATCGGTACATGGTTTCGGTACATTTTCGGTGTACCGATAGTACCGAAATCGGTACAGATCGGTACGCATCGGTACATTTTATTGGTAACTAATGTTACAGATCGGTACAATCGGTACAGTTTACGATGTAACATTATTACCATCACCTAGTTCTGTTGAAGTTTTCGGTACGGTACGGTATATGTCATTGCGGTCCAAAACCATGTTCTTTTTAACCAAAGCAAGCACAGATTCTTTGAACCGGCGCGAATTAATTCCGTGCCCTTTGGCCGATTCTCGCCACTCATCGTAGTTAGCCGAAATGGCGCCGCCTTCGTGGCCATCGGTCTGTTTTTTCAGTTCTATGGTGACCAGGCAGTTAAGGCAGATCAGTTGGTTGCCGGGCAGCACCGTGCGCTTTTGGATGCTGCTGACCAAGCCGCTGATGTCCACGCTGGTGAGGTAAGCGCCCTTGACCGGCAAATTGTGCTTGTCTAAGATGGGCAGATCGACTTGAGTGATGCTGAAGTTCTTTGGCGCCGGCATCTCGGCATCTTTCATCTTTTTGGACTCAAACTGGATAGTCTTGGTGCCCGAGTCCAACTGGCAGCGGTACTCGGCATCCAGAGCGCCTTTGAGCGCTGTTGAGCCGCGGCTGCGGTCCTTGTCCATAGCGCCGCTGTGGTGGACTACCAGCACGCAGCAACGATAGTCCTGGCGCAAGTAAGTGTCCAGGTGCTGGATAAAACTATTCATGTCTTGCGTGCTATTCTCGTCACCGCCCATGTTTCTGGCTAATGTGTCGATTACGATCATGGACGGTATCTGGCCGCACTGGGCGCTTAATTGTTTGATGGACTCTGCTACCAAAGCAGCTTCAGTGGCATCGTAGAGTTGCGCCGCCCGGTGGCTTTTGAATAAGGGCACATCTTTTAGGCTTACGCCGTTGCCCAAGGACCAGGACTTAAAGCGCCTGGCCAAACCGTTATGGCCTTCGCCGGCAATGTAGAACACGGCCCCTTGCTGAACCTCGTGGCCGTGCCAGGCAGTGCCGGTGGCCACACAGCAGGCAATGTCGATAGATACAAATGACTTACCGCCGCCTGGATCACCAAACACCTGGGCCAAGCTATCTGCCTCTATGTAGTCATCCACAATCCACTTGATCTCAGTCAGTTCCAAGGCATCTGCCCGGCTAAATTCAAAAGCCAGCTTGTCCAAGACGGGGCCGGCCACGCGCTCAATCTGATCCTTGACCGCCTCCAGCCCCTGCAGGCAATGCAAGTCATTAAAGTCTGTTGGCTTGTTCTCAGTCATATCTGATTCAGAAAACGATGGGTACACAATCTCGCCAAACACCAGCGCAGCCGCCGCCCGGCCTTTGGTTACCCCTGGGTTGCCCTCGGTGAACTGGTCATTGTCAGCGCCAATCACAATCCGTGAACCTGGAAACATCTCCTTGGCGCTCTTGGCCACCTTGGCCAGGTTGCCACAATCAAAAGCCACCAGCACCGTATACCCCGTCGCCTCATGGATGCTGGCGCAAGTTGCAAACCCCTCGCCAATAAAAATAATCTTCCTGTTACCCCGCAACTCGTAGAAACCACCCTCAATCTTGCCGCCTTTTAGAAACCGCTTGTTCCCCTCTGCGTCAATCGTCTGGTAACTCAAAATCTCGCCGGCCTGGTCAATTACCGGCACGACTAGGCGCCCAGCCCGGTCAATCTTCACCCCGTGAGGGCTAATGTGCTTACGCACCAGGTATGGGTGATCCGCGCTGGCATCTGCATAAGTTCCTACCTCGTCCTCTGCCTTTTCAGCCGCCACGGCCTGCGAAGCCAACCGCTCAGCATCCTTTTTGGCTTTGAGTTCCGATACCCACCTGTCATGCTCAAAGCGCTCGGTAAAGTTCATCGCCCGCCCAGTGTCAGCCACCCACTTGGACTCAAACGTTGGCTCCTTCCAGCAGCCTGCAATCCCTACCGGTATCTTGCCACCAATGTGCAAGATGTACCACCCGTCAAGCGCACCCTTCTTGCTCGAAACGTGCGCCACCCTATGTATCTCGCCGTCCGCAATCACCTGGTCCTTAATCAACAACCCTGCAGCCTCACAGTGCGCCCTAAATGCAGCCTCTGGGTTCACTAGGTCTTGGCTCTCAGTTGCAGCCGCAAACCCGTTGGGGAAAATTGTTGTTAATGATGTCATGCCTGTGCCTCCGTTAGTTCTGGCCATATCGCCGCCCAGGAACCCTGGCACAGCATCTTCCTGGTAATGCGCCCACCGCTTGCCTGCTCAACCCTTACGGCCTCCCAAGCAGACATCTCGCGCCGGCCCGTCAGACATTGATACAGGTACTGCTCATTCATGCCGACTATTTCTGCCAGTTCTCGGCGCTCATCTGGAGTGATTGAAGTGTTCATACCAGCCGAGTCTAGCAGACTGCTATAGTGACAACACAGCTGCTTTTTACTAGGGAAAACCCTTAAGGGTTTTTATTTTGCAAAAAGTAGGCACAAGTCTAGCAATTTGCTAGAATTCAGCCATGCCAACGAAATTGTTCTTGGCATCACGCCGAAAGGCCAAAGGAAACAAGATGACAAACGCAACTCAAACCAACCGCAACATCGCAATGTATGGCTTTGCTGACATGGACGCTTACATGGAGTCTGTCAAGCGCTCAATAACCTACAAATTTACTGGTGGCCACATGATTGTTGCTGGCCTGATGTCAGACGCACAAGAGCAAATGGCCCACGATGATACCGAAGGTGCCCGCCAAACTCTCAACATTGCCAAGGCCGTGCTTTTCCAAATCATGGAAGGCACGCTGGTCGGCACCGTTGAGCGCAAGTAATCACTAACCAACCGGGCTTTGGCCCCATTTATAAACTTTAGGAGATCAAAATGAATGCACATCAAGTAGCGCAAATTGATAAATTTAAGGTAACCCGTGATGCGGTTAAACACGCAGAAAATTGTGTAGAGTCATGCAAAGGATGGAATGTTGAAAGCCTTGGCTACAACATTGAATGTAATTTTCCTGAAATTGATAATGAAAAGTGCCAAAGAATAGCCGCAGCGGTAATGCGCGCGCGCAAGTTGCTTTAAATCAACATTGGGGCTACGGCCCCCAAACAAAAACAAACCATGAAAAAACTTTACGACATTTTATTTGCCACCGCCATCGGTGTAGCCCTTGCCGCAACCCTCGTTTATGGGTGGCCACTATGACCAAGCTAACTTATTTTTGCCAAGAGCCGCGCTCGATGCAAGAACTACTGGATGAGGGATTCCAATCCCACAGTGTTTACAACGCTGTGCGCCGCGGTGAACTCAAGAATGTAAATGCCACAGACGCCTGGAACCGCAAAAAATATGGGCTTGGGTTGTTTGTGTCAACGTCAGACCGACGCGCCAAGTATGACGCCAGCAGCTTAATTTCTGCCTGGAGCACACCGCTATGAAAAAGTACCAAGCACCGCGCTGCCCTGATGGCCTGTACGAATTCGTAGCTGATTGCGAAGGAGTCGAACTGGTCTGCCACCTAGAGCATACGCCCGCCGAAGTTGGTGGGTCTATGTCTCTTATCCACGATCCCACCTTCCAGGGTGCTCTAAACCTTATGAGCGCCTACTGTGAGGGGATAGACATTGCCCATCTGCTTTTGCAGTATCTGGTCAATGACATTGAAGAAGCCGCACTAACACACTTGGAGTTTGAAAAATGCAACTAGCACAAATGATTGCAGCCTTACGCGCTGCCAAAGACAACGAAACCCTGGCCAAAAATGAACGCCTGCGCTTAGAAGGATTAATTGAATCCAAATTTTCTAAGCCGGCCAATGGCGAGGGCACACACAACGACGAAGAGTTCAAGATTACTTGGAAGATCAACCGCACCGTGGACACCGCCAAGGTGCAAGTGTCTTGGGACTCTATGAACGCCAACGCACAGAAAGCATTTCGCTGGAAAGCTGAAGTTGACTTAGCCCAGTTGCGTGCCCTAGCCGACCTAGACCCTGGCGCCTACGCCCAGGCAGCAGCCCACATCACAAGCAAACCCGCAAAACCAACCATCGAACTGAAAGACTGATATGTCCTTTGACCTCAAATCCATTTCCAAGACTCGCCGCGTCCGTGCTCCTAAAGTTGTCGTTGTCGGCACCGGCAAGATTGGCAAGACCACCTTTGCTGCTATGGCGCCAAACGCCATCGGCATCCTTACCGAAGACGGCGCCGATGCTGTGGACGCCCAAGCATTCCCGTTGGCATCTAGCCTGCCCGAGGTCTATGCAGCCATTGACACCTTAATCAACCAAGAGCATGAGTTCCAAACATTGTTTATTGACTCGCTAGATTGGCTCGAGCCGATGGTCCAAGACTACGTCTGTAAACAGAACAACTGGAAGAACATCGAGCAGCCTGGCTTTGGCAAGGGCTATGTGGCTGCAGCCGAAGAATGGCGCAACTTGCTATCCGGCCTAGAGGTCTTACGCGCCGCCAAAAGCATGGGAATCATCTTGATTGCCCACGACAAAATCAAACGCATTGAAGACCCGTTGACTGAGGGCTACGACAGCCACGTTCTCAAGCTGCATGACCGCGCAGCCGCCCTAGTTAGCGAGTGGGCTGATGTCGTTGGATATGCAGGCTACCGCATCTTTACCAGCAAGACCGACGCAGGCTTTGGCAACAAAGAAACCAAGGCAACCACTACTGGTGAGCGCATCTTGCACGTTGAGCCCCACCCAGCCCATTGCGGAGGCAACCGCTTCGGGCTATCAAATATGCCACTTGACTGGGTGGCATTTCAGGACGCGCTGACCGTAGCGCAATCCTGATCAATCAGTTCTAACCTTAACTTTTGAAAGCACTTTTATCATGGCACAGTTTGACTTTGACGCATCTACCGTAGCACCCCAAGCATCCACCAGCCCCATCCCAGCAGGCACTTACCTTGCCCAGGTCATTGAATCCGATATTAAAGACCTAGCCTCGGGCAACGGCAAAGGTATGAAGCTGACCTTTGAGATCATTGACGGACAGTACAAAGGACGCCGCATCTGGGAGAACCTTAACATCCAGCACACTAACGAAGACAGCCAGCGCATTGCACAGTCGCAACTGTCCGCGCTGTGCCACGCAGTTGGAGTGATCAAGCTGCGCGATACTGCCGCGCTACATATGAAGCCGGTGAACATTAAGGTGACCGTGCGCGAGGCAGAGGGCAAATACCAAGCAAGCAACAACGTAAAGGGCTATGAGTCTGCCATCCCAGTAGCGCCCACGCAAGCAGCCGAAGCACCCAGTGCCCCAGCCTCGGCATCCAAAGCCCCAGCATGGGCCAAGCGAGGCTGATATGGCCGCTATCCCCACAGCAGTTGTGGACCCGGTGGCCGACGCTATCTTTGCCCATTACAAGGCAAAGTATGGCGCCGAGACACCGAGGCCGTACCTTGGCGCCAGTGCAATCGGCAAGCCCTGCCTTCGCCAGCACTGGTACTCTTTTCGCTGGTCCAAGCCAGCCGAATTTTCTGGACGCTTGTACCGAGTGTTTCAGTCTGGCCACTTGCAAGAGCCCAGGGTTTACGCCGACCTCAGAGCCATTGGCTGCACGGTCTATGACACTGACCCTGCCAGCGGCAGGCAGTTTGGTTGGAGCGAGGGATCGACTAACGATCACTTTAGAGGTAACGCTGACGGTATTGTGTTGGGCCTGCCTCAAGCACCAAAGACGCCGCACATCTTGGAGATCAAAACCGCATCGGACAAGTATTTCCGTGAGATGGAAAAATCAGGAGTAAAGAAAGCCAAACCCGAGCACTGGGCGCAGATGCAAATGTACATGAAATGGTCTATTGACCAGTTCAAGGAAGACGGCTGCACCAGAGCCATTTATATTGTGGTCAACAAAGACAACGACGACATTTACACCGAGCGCTTGGAGTTTGACAAGGAAGAGGCCCAAGGCATCATTGACAAGGCACTGGCCATCATTGCAGCCACCGAGCCTCCGGTGGGTATCAGCACCGACCCTTCCTGGTATGAGTGCAAGTTTTGCGACTACCACAGCATTTGCCACGGCACTGACGTACCAGCCCCAACGTGCCGGTCCTGCGCCCATGCAACTGCCGAAATGGAAGGCGCCTCTGGCCGCTGGAGTTGCGCCGCGCACAGCAAAGACTTACCCGCGGTCAAGCAACGCAATGGCTGTGATAGCCACCGCTACATACCCATATTGCTGGCTAAGACCGCCCACCCGGTGGATATGGTCGGTGACGCTGTGGTCTACCGAATAGGTGACAAGCAGTTCATTAACGGTAACCCCAGCATCAACCCTGGCCATCTTGCAAGCGCCGAGATTCATGCCTGCAAGGACAAGATCATGCTGGTCAATGAGATGGCCACAGAGTTACGCAAACAATGGGAAGGAAAATTTGTATGACAACCCCACCTATCCAGGACATTACCCTGCGAGACTTTTTGGCCGCTGCCGCCTTAACTGGTTTGCTGGCTAATGGAAAGCAAGGACCAAAACTTGTGGTCTACGCTTATGAGGTAGCCGATGCCATGTTGGAGGAGCGCAAAAATGATCCTGCGTGATTACCAGGCACGCTCGGTCACCGACTTGTTTGCCTGGTGGACCAAGCACCAGGAGGAAACCGACATACCGCTTTTGGTGTTGCCAACTGCCGCAGGCAAGTCAATAATCTGCGCTGAGATCGTGCGCCAGATGTGGGAACAATGGCCAGACTACCGCCCCCGCACTGTGGTGCTGGTGCCCAGCAAAGAGTTGGCCGAGCAAAACGCTGCCAAGTTGACCGCGCTGCTGCCAGCCAACATTCACGTTGGCTTTGTGAGCGCCAGCTTGGGCAAGAAACAACACCAGGCCGATGTAATTGTGGCCACCATTGGCAGCATTCACAAGTCGGCACATTTGCTGGGTGACATCAAGGCCGTGATCATTGACGAAGCGCACCTGGTGAACAACAAGGCATCAGACGCCGGGATGTACCGGACTTTTCTGGCCAAGCTGGGCGAGATATGCCAGTTTCGAACGGTGGGCATGACGGCCACCCCGTTTAGGGGCAACCAGGTCTGGCTGACCGACGGCGACGATCCATTGTTTACCGGCATCGCCAGCCGAGTCACCATGCAAGAATTGTTGGACCAGAAGTTTATTGCCCCGCTGATACCGCCGGTCCAGAAAATGACAACCCGCATTGACGCCAGTCAGGTAGGCATTGCCAACGGTGATTACAAGGTTGGAGAACTTTCCGTGCTGGTGGACGGTTACCTGGACAAGGTTGCCCGCGAGTCGGTCCACTTGGCTGCAGCCCGTTACAAGTGGATTGCCTTCACCCCTAGCGTGGACAATGCCGAGCGCCTGGCTGACAAGCTGTGCGACCTTGGCATTGCCAGCGAGGTTGTTTGCGGTGAAACGCCAAAGCAACAACGTGAGCAGTACATCCGCGAGTTCCGAGCCGGTGAAATTCAGTGCCTAGTTACCGTGCTGGCTTTGTCGGTAGGGTTTGATGTGCCAGACGTTGATTGCATTATTTGGTGCCGGCCAACCAAGTCGCCGGTTTTGTACGTCCAGGGCATGGGCCGAGGGACCAGGATTGCTGATGGAAAGACCGATTGCCTGGTGCTGGACTTCACCGATACCGTCGAACGCCTGGGCCCGGTGGACGCCATCAAGGGACGCGCCAAACGGGCCACAGGGCCACAGGAAGCACCCTACAGCATCTGCCCTGGCTGCGGAGAACGCAACGTCCCTGCTGCCCTTGTTTGCGTGTTCTGTGGGGAAACCATCAGGGAAGAAGTTCAGGCGCCCAAGGATGCCAAGGTGTCATATGCCGCGCTGTTGTCAGCGCAGCGTGAGCAGGAAGTTACTTGGCACGACATCAGCAGGGTTGAGTACAAGCTGCACCGCAAAGAGGGTAAGCCAGACAGTGTGAGGGTTGATTATTACGACGGGTTTATGCGAGTGGCCAGCGAATGGGTGTGTTTTAACCATACGGGTTACGCTAGGCAAAAAGCAGAAAGCTGGTGGCTTAAACGTGAACCAATGCATTACCCAACCAGTGTAGAAAGAATATTAAATTGGCTTCAAGACAATCAAATTCTTGAACCCACCCAAATTGCAACGCGCCAAAACGGCAAATTTACGGAAATCACGCACTATGAATTTAATCGAACTAAACGCAATCAAGAATCACTTGAAACAACAGCTACTGAAACTTGAACATATCAAAGTGTCTTGTATGCATTGCAACAAATTTAACAATGGAAATTGTCAGCAATTTAACGCAAGACCACCAGAGGATTGGATTCACGGCACGGTTGACTGTGAATATTGGACCTGGGACGAAATCCCTTTTTAAGGAAAACAGCATGAAATTTTTAAAGTTTTTGAAGGACTACTACCGCGACCTGACGCCAGCCGAAGTAATTCAGCGAGAGCTTGCCCAGGCGCACTTAGACCGCTTGGAGGCCGAGGGCGCAGTAGAGTACGCACAGGCTGTGCTTGATCTAAATCTAACCCGCATTGAGCGTTTGAATACGAGATTGAAGGAGTACAAACAATGAGCTGCTGCACTTATAAATGCGAACAGGGCAGAGATTGCCCCGTCAGGAAACAGCGTATAGAGGCCGTAAACAAGGCTTTTATTGAACGTGGCAGGGTTGCTGACCGTGACCCATACGTTGAGACAATTGGCACCTTCAAAGCGCTGATTGCAGTGATCGCCGTAACCGCAACAGTTACGCTGCTGGCTTTTTTTATATGGGGGAAGTGATGAACAAACAATGCAAATTTAAAGTAGGTAAATACAACTGCGCTAGTTACGCATTCAATCTGTACAAAGAGCAGATTGACCAAGGCGATAGATGCGACCGTCACTATTGGCAAGACCAAGCCATGAAAGCAGCAGCACAGGAGCGTGAGGCGTGTATCAAGCTGGTACACGAAGGCACGGGTGAGCCTATTCAGACAAAGACGCTATTCATCTTGCAAAAGGAACGCAAGCGAATTGCAGATGCCATCAAAGCAAGGGGAACACCATGACAGGCTACGAATCAAAACGCGCTGCGGCGCAAGCCAAGCTAGATGAAGATGACGACACACAGGTGTACGGCGATGCATTGACTATTGCGTACCAATCGGGATTTTTCGATGGAAAGAAAACAGCACAGCCAGCGCAGGAGTTTATTGGCAGACTTAATCTTGGAGCAATGATTAATACCAGCGAAAGTCTTGAGTACGATGACTGGGACGTTGAGTTGAGTGCCAAAAGGATTGACGCATTACAAGAACGTCTTGTTGGTTGCGACCCTGTGACTCTGGACATCTACATTACCCCACCCGCAGCACAGCCAGAGCAGGAGTTTGATGTATTAGCACCACATCCAAAGCCGACGCAAGCGCAATTGGCTTACTTGCCGCCTAGCCCAGACTTTTATGCACCACCACAGCGCGAGTGGGTAGGGCTGACGGAGGACGAGTTGGTGCAAATAGGTGTTGCTACGGGACTAGAACGCGCAGCAGTGGAAATGATTTCAAACAAACTCAAGGAACGCAATGCATAAGTCAAACCATCAAGCCATACGAATGCTGCTTCAGCAGTATCACGATGGCCTGACCGCTGCCGACGCTGCCGAGCGGCTGGAGAAAGACCCCAGCCACATCCGGCGTGCGTTAGCTGAAATGCCAGACGCCTATATTGACCGCTGGATAGCCCACCGTAAACAATGGACTGCTGTATGGTGTGTTATTGCCCCGCCCGAAAACTGCCCTAAACCAACGGAGAAACCAAATGTTAGACACACCTAACTTCGCCGCTTGGTCAAATGAAAACCTAGCCAAATTTGCGCTTGAGGCGTATCTGCGCCTACAGGTACAGCAAGACGCTTTGGAGCAGCTACGGGGCGATCTGAAAGACGCTATGCAGCTAGTACGGGCGAGTACCCTTGCTGTCGATGATTAGCACCTGGCCCCGAGGCTTGCCCTTGGGGTCATTGGGCACCGAGATGTGCGTCCAGCGGTCAAACTCGCGGATCAGTTGGTCGAAGGGTAGTTTAGCAGCTATCACTGCTTTTACAACCTGATCTGGGGTCACGCCGGGAACACGAATATCAGCAGCGCAACCAAGACGGTGCTGGCTAGTGTCTTTAGAGCCAACAGCATCATTGACTTGTTTACTTCTAAACGCGCTGTTAACCATGACCGGTTTGTTTCCCAAAATGACTTTGACTTGTTCCAACAACTCAGCCAAGCGCTGAAGATTTGCAATCTCACTAGGATTAGGTTCATTCTTAAACTCTCGATGGTCGGTTACGGTTAATTCAGCCAGAGAAAAATGCGGGGTCATTTTGCGGCCTTGTCTGCCAACTTCTCAGCAGTACGCAAACCACCCAGGCCGAGCATACCCAACAGCAGCGGCATCATGGCGCCCGTGTCCATTGTGGGGAACTTGACGGGATGACCGGCCAAGGCCGAGCCCCACTCAGCCAGAGGGCCGACGACGAACTGGACAGCAAAGCCTGCGCCGCACACCCAGCCAATGGCAGGGCGCCAGCCGGAGACAAAGACGCTGCTGCTGGCCGCTTCAATCTTGTTGATGTCCATCTGCCCGGTGATCTGGGCTAGTTCACCGTTCTGTTGCAGCTTGAGTAATTCCAGCTTGGCAGCAGCTTGCTGCGCCGGGTCAGGCAGCACTCGGTCTAGGACTTTGCTGCCAACTTCAAAAGCCGCTGTTAGGGGGTCAAGCGCCATGATTAACATCTTCGTCGTGGGACAGCTTCACGCCAGCCAGCAAGCCAATAAATCCGCCGATGATGGTCTGGAAAGCGGGAGACAGTAACTTGAAGATTTCGGCGTTGTCCACTTCCTTTGCCCACAAGCCAAGCAGGAATGCTGCAACCATGCCAATTACAGTTAGGCATAGGGTTGCGCTGACCATAAGCGTTACTGCAAAGGTTAGCCGTGCTTTAATGTTGTCGTTCACTTTGATTTCTCCATGATCTTTGCGCGAAGCAAAGAACTGTCTGATGTGCCTGCCCATTCGGGCAAGGCGTTCCAAATAATCACGTAATCGTCCGAACTGCATTTTGATTTATCCAGCCACTCTAGCATGGCTTTGTGGCGCTCTGCCGGATTGTGTGTTGACCA